CTGAAATTAAAGATTATTCTTTAAAAAGTTATATAAAAGTTTCAGATTTTAATACATCTCAACAATTTTGGTCAGTTATAGATAGTATACCAAAAGAAGCTTGGGAATGTGGAATGTATTTCTTTATGAGAAAAGGGTTTAATCCAATATGGGAATCTCCAGAACATAAAGATGGAGGAACTTGGTCTAAAAAAATTGACGCTTCACAAGCACATACGAGTTTTATAGATTTAATGGTACATTGTGTTTCAGATGAACTTTTAGTAAATAGAAAAGAAACTTTAGCGGGAATTTCTATATCTCCAAAAGGCCAATTTCATATAATAAAATTATGGAATACAACAAAAACTGTATCAGATAAAACTACTTATTTAAATCAAAATTTAACTTATTTCAAAGTTACAGATGATGTAGTTTATACTCCTCACAATACAAGACCTACATAATATCTAATTTTAATTATTTTTTTTGTTTTTAATTTATTCTTATTATTTTAAGATGAATAAAGAAGAAATTGTTAATTATTTAGAATCTATATTAAGAAATTCAATAACATTTTGTTATAAATGGTTAACTACAGACGGTGAAGTATTGGGTTATATCGTAGCTACTATACATATTTTATTGTCATTTACAACTTTATTATGTTCAATTTATGCACATACAATTTATCCTACATGGCAATTTAAATTAGGTGTTTTTATATGTTTATTAATTGTATTTTTACAACATATATTTTTAAAAGTTTGTATATTTACTGTATCAGAACTAAAATTAACAAATGGAAAATTTTCTTCAGATGTTTATTTGGCTTATGCATATAGTAAAATTTTAGGAGTTAAAGTTGAAGATTCTATGTCTTTACTTGTTTTATGTGAATTTGTAGCAGTTTCGTGTTTTTTCCTTGAGCTTTTATCTGAATTATCTTTATATTTATATAAATTAAATGGTATATTTTTATGCTGAGCATGGCATTAAACATAATTTAATCTCACCAAGGTTTGCAATTACATAACGAATCATAAGAAACCATCCATTCTTCATATGTACTTCTAAATTATTACACAAATTTGTACATTTTGTAAATAAAACAAGATGTGGTAAAGAAAAATTTCCACTTACAATTTCATTGGATGTTTTTTTATGAATTAGAAAATCAGTTTCACTATCTCCCATAACTGTAGTTCTTGAAGCAAAATGTCCTTTACAAGAAAAAGATAATGTAGAACCTATATTTGTAATTTCAATTGTTTTTGCAGATAATAATGTCATATCTCTACAAATTTTCTGAAAATCTGTTGAAGGCATAGTAATTCTTGTAGAAAATTCAGTTTCAGGTAATTGTAAATCAGGTTCATCTCTATCTAATAAATTCAATTTATATTTGTGAATTTGCTTTTTTTCTGGATTTTCCATAATAATACCTAAAGAATTTGGATCATCTTTTTCAACATAAAATGATAGCATATCATCGTTTGTAGCAGTTCGAACAATTCTATACAAATGATCTGTATTTAATCCAATAACAAATTTTGATGATGGATGATTATATTCATACTTTTCAAATTTATCTGAATGCAATCTCATATGTACTAAAACAGTACGTGTATTATCCATAGCTACCATACGAATACCATCTTTATCAAAAAGAAGTGACATTTCAACTAAAATAGATCTTAAGGCTTCAACTAATGTACGAACAGCTGAAGTTTGGGCTGTTTTAGCTTCAACGGAATATGTCATTTTCTTATAGTAATTTTTGTTTGTTTAAGTTTCAAATAAATTTTGTCATTTATTTATTATTGTTCTATTTATTACAAATGTCTCTTGAACTTATTATTGGACCTATGTTTTCAGGTAAATCAACTAAATTAATACGTAAAGTTCAATTAGCAAGAACTATAAATAAAAAAGTACTAGTTATTAAACCTTCTATTGAAACAAGATATGGAGAAGATAAAATTTTTTCACATTCTTTACAATCTGAAATATGTTTAAGTTCATCAAAATTAGAATTGTTTGATGATAAAATACACTTATTTGATTTAATTGTTATTGATGAAGGACAATTTTTTCCAGATTTAAAAAAATATGTTTTAAAATGGGTTGAAATTTATAAGAAAAATGTTTTAGTTGGTGGTTTAGATGGAGATTCAGAAAGAAATCCGTTTGGTGAAATACTTTTTTTAATTCCTTATGCAGATAAAGTTAAGAAATTATCATCTTTATGCAAACTATGTAATGACGGTACTGTTGCAATATTCACAAAAAGATTAATTCCTCACAATGAACAAATTCAAGTCGGTGGATCAGAAATATATATTCCTTTATGCAGAAAACATTATTTAGAATAATGAAGTCCAAAATCCTCCTTCTGTTTTTTTAGGTTCTTCTTTTTTAGGAAGTTCTTTTTCATCTTCATCATCTGATCCTTTATAAGAATTTCGCATAGTCGTACATTTTTTAATAGATACAATTCTACCTCTTTCGTTTTTCATTAAATGTTCTTTTTTAAGTCCACCAGAAGTTTTTTCGGCTGTACCATTCCATACTTGTCTACGTGAACCTTGTTTTAAAGTTTTCTTATTTGATGGCATTTTGTTTAAAGAAAAATATTTAATTTATAATTTTACTAACTTATTAACTTCATCCATCCATATTTTAAGACAATCTAACTCTTCTGCTTGTACAATATTATTATCCATCAAGTCTTGGTAAACACCAAACATACATTTACCAAAATTATCTTTTAGTAAAGAACAAACCTTTTCTGCAGTTTCATACATTGGCATCTCACTTATTTTATCCATTTCAAGATCATGTTGATTTCTTTCTTGAAGTGCAGTTGGAGGTGTGAATGCAATAGTTTTATTATGTTTCCACATTTGAAATAATGATATAAATCCTCTTAAAATATCAGTATAACGAAATGTTACTGTAATTGGAAAATACATAGAATAATACATTGACTTATCAACCCAAAATGTATTTTGACTATTAAATGGGCACACAGAAAATTTATCTAATACTAAATTAGTTTCTAATTTTTTATCAAAATAAGTATCGTCTTTATAAGTAAGTCTATAAACAGCATCTACATCAGGATCTTTATCAACCAAACCTTGGTAAACTGAAATATTTGATAGTTGAGTAGGTTCTGTTATACATTTTTCTGATATACTTTTTAAATCATCTGGAGGAATTCCTCTCGGCCATATTAATTTATCAGTGTAAAAATTGTAAACATTTGTAAAACCTTTATTAGTAACTAATTCTTGTTTATTATTTATTATTGATAACAAATCCGCATTTTTATAAATATTATCGTCGTCAGTTTCATAGATAATGTCGTAATTATTTGCAAATGCGTATAAATAACCAAACATTTTACGAGTATAAGATTGAAATGGAATTTTAGAATATAATTTAGGAGAAATTCTTTTTTGCATTGGTAAATCAATCATAATGCATTTTGTGTTTTCATAAGAATTAATATCTGTTTTTGTATCGGCAACTATTATTAAATCATAACCTTTTAATTTACTATAAAAATCAATTTGTTTATTTGGAGGATTTATAGTTGTTATAATAACACATTTATCATTTTTTGGTATAGGATTAATACTTAGTAACGGAATATTTCCAAAATAATCATTTAGTGAAGTAAAAATATCACAATTTCTAGGATATTCTCTATGTTGATCATTTTCAACAATACAAGTTCTTGAAACAATAGTACTATTTAAATATTTATAGTTAAATTTATAGAATAGAATACCTTGACTTATCCACCATGTAATTGGATCGTATCTTTCTTCATAAGGTAAAATAAATTCATCAAAAAATACTTTTTTACTAAAACATGAAAAAATAGCATCTGTCCAAATACTTAAAAAATAAGTAATATCTTTATAAACGATATCTTCTGATGGGGTTGTTATTATTCTATAATTATAGTAAAAATCTGTTAATTCTGGAGAATAATATAAAGGTCTTAATTGACTAACTTCATATTCAACTCTATCATATGATCCTTTTTTAAATATTATATCATCATCAATCATAAAATAATAATCATATTCTGGTTGTGTTTTAGCCCATTCAATTAATTTATTTCTACCAGTTGTCCATGTAGATTTTGGATAAAAAATACAATTATCAACTTCATCTTTAAATGTTAAAATTTTTAATTTTCTAAATTCAGTTTCAGGAATTGATAATTTAAGTTTTTCAACTGATGCATATGTATCTGTTTGACAAAGATACAAAAATGTTGGCTGTTTTTTAAAAGGTTCTATGAAATCATAATTAGTGTTTAAAGTAAGTTGTTTCACTTCTGATAAATCACAAATTGGTTGTTTATTTGGTAATTTTTCAATTAGATCTCTCATTAATTTCTGATGCTCAAGAGCTCTTTTTTCTTCTTCTCTTGGTCTCTGATTCTCAAGAAATCTTTTTTCACCTTCGGCTATTCTTTTTAGTAAGTGCATTTTATATTAATAAAAATACGTAATTAAATTTTTTAAAATTCTTTTATGAGAACTTTAAAAAATTTAATTAAAAATTACAAAAAATATAGTTGTTATATTTATTGTTTAGTTGCTGTATGCTAGACCACCCATACCAGACATTACACGAAGTACATTGTAGTTTAGAGCGTATACACGTACCTGGGCAGTATTAGAACCTACTACAGTGTTAATCGATACAGTTAGCTGTAGAGTGGCTTTGTCGATACGAGAAAAGTTGCAAGTACCAGAAGGCTGGTGTTCTTCAGGTTTCAATGCAAAGGAGTATACGTTAATACCAGTTGAAGGAGTACGGCTGTGGTGTTGGTAAGGCTGTACAGAGCTGAAATAAGAACCTTCACGTTCAGTGAAACGATCTTGGCCGTTCAACTGTAGTTTGCATACTTCCACAGGGTTCTTACCTTCACATCGTACACCAGAAGCTAAAATTACTTTGGCAAGTAGATAGTTTACACCATAATCGAATACTGAATCGTCTCCAGTACCAATGGGACCAGCACCATAAGTAGATGAAAAAGCACTGGTATTACCTGCACCAAGAACACTAGTGGGTAGTGCACCAGAAGTAGTTGCACTAGATCCACCAGCGCTTAACAAAGACATGATAGTACCTTCAGTAGAGAAGTCATCGGAATAGTTAAAAGGCTGTTGTCCACCAAATGCACCCATCCAACTAGGGTAAGAACAATCTACAAAAGAATCACGCTGTACTACCCACAAAAGTTCTTTTACAGGATGGTTAAAATTCAACTGAACTTTGTTAGAAGAAGATGTAATAGATTCGGCACCAGTGTACTGTACCTGTTCAATTAGGTATTCGTGGGATTGCTGTGCGAAACGACGACGTTCTTCAGTGTCCAAATATACGTAATCAACCCATAAAGATGCAGCTGCAAGAGACTGTGCAACAGGGCGAGTTGGGACACCTGATGAAACTTCACCATATGTACAGTTTTCCCAAGTTTCAAAGTCTACGTTTAGACGAACTTCGTGGTACTGAAGAGCAATTAGAGGAATTGCAAGACCGGGGTTACGACAGAACCAAAACTGAAGAGGAACGTACAAAGTCTTTGCAGGTGTACCAGCACGAGGAAGACAAGACTGAGTTCTTTCAGTAGATGCACAAGTTGCATCTAAAGCTAAACCACTTCTGTTTTTGATTAGAGTTAGATCGTGGGTGTTTCCGACAAGAGTATCTAGAGCAGGTACCTGTCCCTGTTCAGTAGATAACTGGGTCCAGATCTGCATCCAATCACCATACTGACGATCAATTCGCTGTCCACCAATTTCAAGTTCTACCTGTTTAATTAGACGGTGTCCAATATAACTTACCCATCGGAAATACGTTAGATTAGTTTGGGTAGTTGTGAAATCTACCTGAGGTAGAACTACCTGTAGATAAGTACGGAACATCAAATCTGCATTACGATTAATTACAGCAGTTACACGTTTGTTAAAGTCAGCCTGACCATTGAAAGTTACTTCAATAGATTCCATTGCAAAGTTAGTGTGGCGTTTGTAGAGAATCTTCCAGAAAGTAATCTGGGGATTACCGGAGATATAAATATCTTGTGCACCATAAGATACAAGCTGTAAAAGACCGCCACCCATTGTTTTATGTCTTATAAAGAGAAAAAAAGTTTCATTTAAATAAAAATGTTGTGGTTTTGGACATTCCCGACGACGAATATTCTTCTCAATGTTTTTTTACGTTCAATTGTAATTTTTATTTCTGTTGTTTTAATAGGAAAAACTTCATATTATAATGCTTATTGGATTACAATATTTCACGATATAATTTCTTTATCATTAATGCCCAGTTGATCCAAATCCACCTTCTCCTCTATTATCTGGAGCTCTAGGTAATTCATCAACATTATCAACAATTTGTACTTTTTTCCATGGCATAAAATCATTTTGACACAATTGGAAATATCTTGTTCCTTCTTGGAAATAAATTTCTTCACTTTCATTTAAAATATCAGTTTTTGCTTTAATATTACCGCGATAACCCATATCAATTAATCCGATTGAATTAGATAATCTAAAAGAACTATTTGATAAAGATGATCTTGGTAATAAAAGAATAGGTAAATTACGACCATTATGATCAATTGCACCAACTTTAATATTTAAATCAAAAGTGTAAGTTTTATTATCAGGTGAAACTCTTTTACTTAACATAGGAATATCAAATCCCGAATCTGTTTCCCTTCTTGATGAATTTACATTATAAAGAAGTCTCTTTAAATCATTATCAGAAGTATAAATAAACAAACTCATTTTTTTAAATTAATAACATTATATATGATAAAATCCATTTTAGAACTTATAAGCAATTAGAAATAGCATAAGAGCAGATAATTGAATAAGTATTAATTTTAATGTATTAAATAAAGATTTACGATTCATCATATATTCAAATAAAACAAATAAAGGATTAAAATGTGTTTGTGATTCTTTTGCAATTAATAATGCAGTTGTATAAGCTAAACCAATAAAATAAGGATTTCCATGTGTTAATACAGATGTAGCTAAAATTAAAATAACCCCCATGAATTCTAACAATTCAGGAATCATATATATCATATTATGTATATTATTTCAAAAAATATGGTTGCCAATTAACGGTTTGATATAAAACATCAGAGTATCCTTCATCACTATAACATAATGGAACTATAAACCAATTATCTCTTGATTGTAACTGATGCCAATAAGTATCAATTAGATATTTATGTACACTTTTTTCTTTAATACCCCAAGCGGATGTATTTATCTCATAAATCATTTTATTCATTCCATCTTTGAAATTGTTAAGAAGAGTTTGATAATAATGTTTTGAAACTAAATATGCACCTGTAGAATTACATTGATACAATTTTGAAGTTTCAGAATTATGCGAAACTAAAATTCCTCCTAAAACAATAACATCATATGGATTTTTCATTAATTCTAATAATTTTGGATAATTTTTATCAAAATCATTCCATTCCATATCATCTTCCATAATTAAAACATGATTCCAATTTTTTGAAATTGCATATTCTAAAGCACGAATATGACTTTTTGAACTACCAATAAAACCTTTTTTAGTATGTATTGCTTGTATTCTCTCATATGAAAAATTTTCAAGAACTATCTCCATTCTTTGTTTACGATCAGTTCTATGATCCAAATTAATATATAGAATATGTTCTACCATTATATTTTAGATTCTAAATTATTTGTTGAATAACCGTATTGAAACATAACAGATTCTTCTGGAATTGGATATGTTTTATGCATTTCAATATCTTGAATTCCATGCCATCTTCTAGGATAAAAAATAGTAGATTTATAAAATAATAAAGAAATTTCTCTTTGATATTTTAATGATATATCAGTAATTAATTGTGGACCAACAGACTGCCATGCTAAAAGATTCATATTTCTTTTAGGAATTTCTTCAATACATTTCTTCATAAAAATAGAATTTTTAATAGAAATAGATACACCTCCACATGCTAATTTTCCATCAATTTCAAATCCAAAACCTGCATCTGCTTTAAAATTTTTTAATAATTCGTGAAATTTCTCAGGTTTTACAATAACACTATCTGCATCAATATATACACCGCCATGTTGATATAGAATTTCATATCTCAAAACATCTGATTTTCCGTTAAATGTATCCTGATTATCATAAAATGATCTATTTACCATTTCCATTTCTGAAACTTTTTGGTCATCCCATAAAACATATTCATAATCAAAAACTTCGCAAAATTCACGAACGGAATTCATCCAAATATCGGGACGTTTTTTAGGTCCAATCCATATTTGATGTATAATTTTAGGAATATTCATTTCTTAAATTATTAGTTTAATGTGTAAATTTAAGAAAAGTATCTTCCATTATCAATAACAGCTTTTTCAATATCAGAATATCCTGGTCTTTGTATCATCAAAGAAGGAATTATACAATACCAATTATCTACAGCTTGTAATTTTTTCCAATATTGATCAATTGAATATACTGGATAATTTCCTGTAGTTAAAAATCCATGTAAACCTTCTTTAAAATTTTTCAATAATGTTTCATAATATTTTTGTTGAACAATATATGCAGTAGTAGTTTGACCTGAGATCAATTTAAATTCTGGTGTATACTTTGCATAAACACTTCCAAGTGTAATAACATCAAATGGATTTTTTAAAAGATTTTCTAGTTTTTCATAACCTTTTTCAAAATTTGACCACATTGCATCATCTTCAACAACTAGATAATTTTTCCATCCTTGTTCAATTGCAATTTCTAAAACTTTAATATGTGACTGTGTGCAACCAATACCTCCGTGTGAATGTTTAATAGCACTTAATCTAATAATTTTATCATGCGGAAAATACTTAACAAGTTCAGATTCAATTTGTGATCTGCGATCAGTTCTATGATCTAAATTGATGTAAACAACTTTTTCCACAAATTCAAACATTTATATCTATTACTTGTACTCCTTTAAAATAATAATTTCCTTTCATTGATAAATCATTATACCATTTAGATGGCATATAAATTGGACGATCTGGATTTAGATATGCACCCCACCATGAAAAAGAAGAATTGGCGCAAATACATCCCTTTGTTTTAGTCATTAGATATAAAGAATCAATTTCACATTCTTCAATAATTTCAATATTTGGTAAAATATCTTTTGCATATGGAATATCGTTAGTGAAAATTACAAATTCTTCATTATTACATAATTCCATACATTTTTTATAATAATTGATAAGACCAACATCATGATAATAATTATTTTTATAATCTCCACCTCTAATATGAATAAAAAATTTATTTTGAATATCTTGATATTTAGTTAAGATACTTTCATTGAAAGATAATTTCTTAATAAATTCATCACGAATTAGATCAGTATACTCATATCTTTGAAAATATCCCATGATAGAAACATCTGCAGGAACATTTAATTTAGATTTCCAATCTTCATATTCTTGATTTGGATTTTCATAAAATAAATAAGAACCTCTCGGAAAAAATTTAGATTTCCAATTTTTAAAAATATTCTCAAAATATTTTTCTTTGGAATGAATTGTTTTTGGACTATTAATATCTTGTAAATAAGTTTCTTTTCCTGTAATTTTACCAATATAATCTAAAAAAGCCAATTGAAATAATTGATTTCCTAAACCACCTTGTAATTTTACAGAGAGCATTTAGCTTATTTAATACGAGAATATGTAAGTTAAAAAAAACCAAGGATCTCCATATTGATAATTTGGTCTAATAATAATCGAATTTGAATTATTTAAGATTCTTGCATAAATAATTTGATCTTTTCCTTGAAGATTTTTTTCAAGTTCTTCTAAATAATTTTTAGAGAAAATAGACCATGCTTTTGAATCACCAGCCAAAACTCCACCACCAATTAATGGCTGATTAAAACCTGGTAATACAGAAACGTCCAGACAAGTTATTTTTCCACTCTGAATGAAATTTAAAGTATTTTTAAAACTACCTGGTCTTTTAACTCTAAAACAACCAACATCACACCAAACATAAATTTTAGCTTCTTGTAATTTAATAGCTTCACTAACAAATTCTTGTTTTGCTCCCCAAATAGCATATAAATCAGGTGAATGAATATGTTTTTCATCATCAATTTCATGAAATTCTTCCCATTTTGATTTCCACGGTTCTTGCATTAATTTAAATGAATGAAAATCTCTTTCAATAAATCTTATATTTTTTCCTGCTTTACATTCTAATTTTAATTTCATTTGAGAATCACAAAAAAACATTACAGGACATGTAACACAATCAAAAAAAATATTAATCCAATTATTATAATCTTCCAAAGTATGTTTTCCAGTTTTTACTGGATAGTAAGCTGTAACAACTAAAGTATCCATTTATTTATCTTAAGAAGTTTGTTTAACTTTAAATATATATTCTAAACTAGAAATTCTATTTAAATAAGTATGATTATCTCTAACAAATTCCATTGCTTGTTTTCTTAATTCAATATCATTGTTTTTTTCTAAAGCATCTTTAATAAGTTCAGATTCATTCGAGTTATAAACTCCTAATTTATTAATTACTTCATATGCTTCTTTTGAATTTGTTATACCTAATTGGCCATAAGAAACGTTCTTAAAAATTCTACATGGAATATAACCTTGATTTTTTTGCCATTTACCAACAATTGTTGGAGCTACAAAAACATTTTGAATTAATTTAATACTTTGAGTTTGTTCAATTTGACTTAAAACATTAAATTCAATATTATTTTTCTGACATCCAATTTTAAATAAATCAATTTCATTATTATTTCCATATTGTCCACCCCAATACGAACCTATAAATAAAGCTTTGTTATTTTTTTGAATTTTTAAATTGTTAATATTTTCATTAATTTCATTAGGTAAAATATCTGTTGCCCATGGCATATAAAGAGTATTATTATCTTCTTGCCAAAATTCAAATAAATTATTTTTTACTTGTTTGATATTTCTTGAATAAACATCTTTTGTAAAAACTTGTATAACTAATTTATTTTTTAAAGAAATTTCAGAATATTTATTCATATCACAATTATGTAAAATATAAAAAGCTTTTGAATTTATTGGAATAAATGAATCTACACTACTTTCTGTAAAAAATACATATTCATCTGTATTTCCTAAATTCAATGCATTTTCTTTCGTATTTTTTAACCATTGTACATCCCATCCTAAAGATTCAGCAGCTTTAAAATAGCCATAATGTATATATGAATGTGTATGTGTGTAATGTTCATGTCCCCAAATAATAAATTTCTTAGGTTTTGTGTCAGGCCACATTTATATTAGGGTATCATCAATTCTTTAAATTAATTTTTTATGTGTCTAGTTAAACCAAACCATAAATTCAAAGAGTTAGTTTGAATTTCTTTTTCATTTAAATAATATGTTAATAGTTTTTCAGCATATATTCTTTCATTGTTTTTAATTTTATTATTTAAAATATTATCTATATTATTATATACATCACAAAATATATCCATGTTTAAACTATTACTAAATGCAAATATATCATTAAAAACTTTTAATTTATCAATATATCCAATTTTTATATTTAGTTTGGTCATATCATAACATGTAAAATCTACAATATTCTCTATCATTATATCATATCTATATCGTATAACAACATCATATTTTAAGTCATTCTCAATCTCATATTGTTTTTTTAATTCATTAGATTCATAAATACTTTTAAACATAGAATTAAAATTATAACCTTCTCTAAATTTTTCAGAATATTCATCTATTTTAAATTTTTTAGGTTTTAATGTGCTTAAAACTAATTCTTTTGCCTCTAAACCGTCATCTAACCAAGAATGAACAAATATATCAGGATTATGAGTTTTTATAATACTATTAAAAACATTTTCATAAGATTTTTGGAATGTTTCGGGTCTTATTAATCCAGAAAAACATAACGCTATTTTCATTTATTGTAATAAAATATTCCATTTATTAAGATACATTTCTAAATGTTTTTTTGCGTATTCTTGAATTATTTGTTTTTTTTCTTTAAAATTTAAATTAGTTATTTTATCTTTTAAATCTTCCCAAGAATTAAAATATACAAAAATATCTTTATTATCAACAGAATACCATTCCGATAAATGAAGTAGATCTTTTCTGAATGGTGGTTGAAACCAAAAATGACCTGTTTTACTTAATTCAAATATAAAATCTAATGAAGGTATAAAATATATCATTCCTAATTGTAAAGATTCAAATAATGAAATTGTAGACCATGCATACGGAATACTAATAATTCCTTTGAACATTTTTAAATCATCTAAACCACCATGTCTTCCATTAAAATTTAGAATTCCTAATTCATTTAATTTTGAAGATAAATTCATTAAAATAGTTTCATTATGATATTGTGGAATCCAAAAAGTTTTAGATTTATTTTGAATATCTGTTAGAATAGTTTCCGAATAAACACTTGAAAGACCTCCGATCGGTTTAATAACTTCATTATTAAATTGAATTCCTTTAGTTTGTAAATAAAAGTTTTCAAATTCGCAATTACTTATCATTTTAACGTTTGGTCTTGAAGGAATACTTTTAATTAATTCATAATATTCTGCATCTGGAAAATCACAATCTAAAGAAGCTCCATCAAAATAATCGAATCTATTACATATCCAAATAACTAATTTTTTATCGAAATTATTTTGGAGAAAAACTCTTGAAATTGGAGTTGTATCAGATGTAATAATTAAATCAAATTTATTAAAATATTCTTTAAAATTATTCCAACATGTTTTTGCTCTATCATGTCCAATATTATATCTTGCATTTCCCTTTGTAATTCCATCTTCAAATGTCATAAATTCTAATTCGTGTTTTAATTTATCACAAACAAATTGAATATCATTTTGACAACCTTTATGAAAACTGATATGAAGAATTTTCATTTTTATTTAAACTATGTAAACATTATATAAACTATAAAAATGAAATACTCAGAATATTCTGATTTAAGAAAAAATACATTCCAAAAATCTTATGAATTAATTCTGGAAAATATGAAAGATGACGAATGTTATACTATTGTTGAATTGGGAAGTAGTAGAAGTTTTGTTAATGGAGGTGTTCCCGGTTGTTTAGTTCCTAATCCCCTTTATTGGGATCCTAATGAACCTAAAAATTGGGATTGGGGTGCTGGAATTTTTACAAAAGTTTTTAGTGAAAACCTAGAAGGAAAAAATTTTAAATTATATACAGTTGATCCTGATAAAAATGCAAACTTTATTGTGTCTACTATATGCAAAGAAAATAAAGATGTTGTTATATGTTCTGATTATTCAACTAATTTTTTAAATAATATGAAAACCAAAATTGATTTCTTGTATATGGATCATATGGATATATGCGAACAAGCATGCCTTCAACATTTAAGAGATGCAAAAATTGTAATCGAAAATAATCTAATGAGTGATAATGGAATTATTTTAATTGATGATGTTGGTAAAGATAATACCCATTCAAAAAGTAAATATAGTATTCCTTATTTACTAGAAAATGGTTATAAACAAATTATGCACGATTATCAAGTTTTATTAGTTAAAACCTAAATTTAGTATAATTTTCAGTATGTTCAACATTCCCCCATTTAATAGATTGATAAAATAAGGGATAATAATATCCATAAATTTTATATTCAGGATGTAATCTTGCTAATACTACATCATTATAATAAGATGGATTTTGAATTACTTTTTCTAGTTCTTCAATAACTCTTTGTTTATAAGATTTAGATTTATATAAAATTGCATGTGTAGTTAACATATTTAAAATACGAATGTGTTTATCAGAAATTTTTTCAATTTGTGATGATCCATCGTGTGAATTTAAAGTTTTATGTCCACCAGATTTAGAAAAACCTAAATAAAATGCATCTGTATCTTCAGGAATATCTAATTCAAAATTAGAATCTATATAAAGAAATGTTTCAACATCGTCTTCAATTAAAATTATAGGATCATCATTTAAATTTTGTGTTAAAACATCAATATTAGCTTTAACAAGACATTTAGGATAAGATTCATTTCCTGATTTATGATGAATTATATTTTTAAATCCTATTTTATTTAGAAGTTCAAACATATGTTCTTTTCTAGCATGATATTTTTCATTATGATCAGGACAAATAAATATTATTGGAATATCTACTAATTTCATTTTATTTAGTAAAGTTCATATTCTCTAAAAGGATATCTCCACCATGTTTTGGATGAGGTGGTGGACATACATTTGGAACAACTCTAAACCCTTCAAAAAAATTCATTAATTTTTCTTGATTCAATTGTCCTTCATATAATTCATAATTTGAATATTCAGTATAAACATAATGCGTATTTTTTAAAGTTTCTTGTGCACATGAAAAAACTAAATCTTCAGCACCTTGTACATCTACCCACATAAAATCTATTTTAGTATTTTTTAAAGGTTCAAAATCATCTAATTTTGTACATTGAACTTTAACACATGTAGGAAATGTAATCCATCTATGTTCTACAAGATGTCCAGTAGGTTTTTTTAATGATGATGAACACGACCAATCATACGAATTTACAATTTGATTTTCAGTTTTTCCTTTAGAATCTCCTGAAGATAAATAAAAATCCATAGGTTCATTAGTATTTGATAAAGCCAATTCATATAATTCACATATTTTATCATTTCCTAATTTCTTAATTATTTCAATATTACGAGGATCAGGTTCAAAACATACTATTCTTGAATTAGGATGCATTTTTCTAAAATCTTGAGTATCAGTTCCAAAATGCATACCAATTTCAACAAATACATTAATATCTAAATTTTTAATAAATTCTTTAATACTCATTTTATTATTTAATATAAATTGTACTTTTAAATACTACACCATATCATACCCCAATCAACTTTATCTTCTTTTAATTTTAATTTATTAATAGTTTCATCTTTATTTAGTTCATAATTATTGGGTCTATAAGTATAATTATCTCCATCTTGAATATTAAATTTTGTGTAACCTAAAGATTCTAAATGATTGATAGCATCAAAAGTTTTTTCATTCCATTCAGATGCCCATTCAAAACATATTATTTTTGTAGGAGAATTCAACGATTTTAAAACAATATTTTCTGCACCTTCAACGTCAACTTTTAATATATCTGGAATACCATAATCTGAAACTAATTTATCTAATGAAATTGTTTTAGTTTGAATTTTATTATATTTATATTTATAAAATCTAGATTTTGAACTATTTAACCATTCTTCATCTAAAGTTGAAATTGTATTTGCTTCAGCTTCAAAAAAATCTATAAATTCTTCATTTGATGATGTTACTGCATAATTAAGACAATTAATATTTTTTCCAAGTGTATTAGTAACTAATTTCTTAAAAGTATTTGTTGATGCTTCAACACATATAATTTTAGTATTTTCATTATAATTTTTTAATGCCCACAATCCTACGTTTGAACCTATATCAAATAATAACATTTTTATGTAAATGTGCGAATTGTTTACTGTAATAATAACGACATATGAATGCTATGGAAAAGGTAAAGAATTACTAGAAGAAAATATAAATTCTATATTAACACAAACGTATGAAAATATCGAATGTGTTATAACAGATCATAGTAAAGATGATATTATAGAAAATTATATAAAAACGGTAGTTTTTCCAAATAATATTAATTTTGTTTATACTCGGTATACTGAAAATTATGGAAGTCCTTCACATAATTGGAATAATGGCATAAAACATGCGAATGGAGATTTTTTACATACTTTATGTATGGATGAACGATATTCTAATCCAAATGCAATAAAAAATATTGTTAAATTTATGAAATCTACAAACTCTAAATGGGTAGCATGTTCACAAACAGTTGAACCAACCAACTATAAATTTACACCTAAATGGAATAATAATATTCTTAAAAATAATACTTTATCTGGAAATGGTGCTATTGTAATAACAAAAGAATTGAAACATATTTTATTTGACTCACAATTTATTTGGTATCTTGATACAGATTATTATTATAGAATATCTTTAGAAGTTGGTCCTCCAAATATTTTTGATGAAATATGTTATATTGGTAGAATTCATGAAAATCAATTAACTAGTAAAGTATGTGATGATACTCGTAGAAATAATGAACTTCAACTTTTAAAAAATAAATATCCTACGTTTTTTTCCAGAAAACACCAACACCGTCTATTTCGATAATTTCATCCATTATTTTTCTAGTTGTTCTAAAATCAATAACTGCTCTTTTACAATTAGGTAAACACCAATCATCAACAATAATATATCCACCAACAGATACTTTATCATAAAGAGATTCTAAAACTTGAATTGTTGAAGAATACATATCTCCATCTAAACGAAGAATTGATAATTTATTAATTGGAGCTCTAGGAATACTCGTTTCAAAAAATCCTTTAATAAATACAACATTTTCATCAAGTAAGTCATATCTTCTAAAATTTTGAGTAACTTCTTCAAGAGAAACAGCTAAAATTTTAATAGTATGATGATTATCTCCTCTATCTGCAGGATATTTAGGGTCAGGCGGAGGTAATCCTTCAAAAGAATCTGCTACAAAAACTTTCTTATCACTATTATATGTTTTTAGAATACCTTTCATAAAAATACATGCACCACCTCTCCATACACCAGTTTCAATTAAATCACCTTCAATATTATTTTTTAGAACATCTTGAAGACAATATCTAATATTTTCCATACGTTTTCTTCCAATCATTGTATGTGCTCTTTCTGGCCAGTGCATACCATTTTCAATATCATTATCAGTTGCTAAAGCATTGTTTGCAAGATTTTTTTGAACCTTGTAAACATCATCTAATAAACACTTTTTAAGTAAGTCAAGATACATAGTAGAAACATCAGTCATTTGTTTTGTATTTATAAGAATTAACTTATTTAAACTCTACAAAGAATTGTTAATCCATTATTATTTCTAAAACGTTCTTTAATTTTCCATTCAGGATGTTCTACTAGAAATTCTTCAATTGCAGGCCATAATCCTTTTGTAATTTCTTCAATAGGAATTCCAGTTTCTCTTGATTGTTTTACTGGATCCCATCCTACACGTATAGTTTCACCATAAATTTCATCTGAAGTTGTATCATGCATAATAATATATTTATTTACATAACTATTCCATCTAGCAAGTTCTCTTTTAAGATGTCCATAAATATGCCATGTATCAATAAACAATAAATCAGTTTGTTCTAACGGACAATCTAAATCACTTTGTTCATGAAATACTACATTAACATTCTCATTTAAACATTCATTTTGGAATGTATTATTTTGAGGATATTTTACTGTATCAACTTGTACAAATTTATTATTACTTTTATCTTTTAAAGATAATGCAAATGCATATGATGATACTACAAATCTAACACCACATTCTGTTATATGACTACATTCATCTGCATATCTTTTAAGAGTTGGCAAATGTTCATTAATATCAGATGATGTTCTACAATTAAAAATATATTTTTGTTCTAATAATGACATTTTATATTTATTATAATTATATACTTTAAATTCTATTCAAACACCAATCTAGGAACTATATGCATAGCTTCTAATTCCTGCGTCCATAATTTCATTGCATATGGAATTGTTTTCATTTCAAATTCTGTTCTTACTCCACAGGTTCCACATTCATATAGAGAAGCTTCTTTATTTACTACGGCTAATACACCACAATTTTTACAAAATCCTGTACTAAATGGATCACTTACATCCATTAATCTTTCTTTTGTAAACATTGCAGTGCCGTGAGAAAGCATACAATCACGTTCCATTTCACCTACTCTTAAACCACCATCTCTTGCTCTTCCTTCACAAGGTTGACGAGTCAAAGATACAATTGGTCCTTTAGCTCTTGAATGTGTTTTATCTTTCACCATATGTTTCAATCTTTGATAAAATGTAGGACCCATAAATATTTCAGCTTCCATCATTTCACCTGTTTGACCATTATATAAAATTTCGTTTCCATATGGATGCATTCCTAATTCAATCATATGTTTACGCAATTCATCAATCTTCAAATGTGTATATGGAGTACCATCACCTAAATTTCCTGTTTTATTGCATACTTTGCCAAACATTGTTTCCATTAATTGTGCAATTGTCATTCGTGAAGGAACTGCATGTGGATTCATTATAATATCAGGTCTTAATCCACCATATGTAAATGGCATATCTTCTTCATTCAAAATGATTCCACATGTTCCTTTTTGTCCATGTCTTGATGAAACTTTATCACCAATTTCAGGTATACGTTCAGATACACAACGTACTTTTATAAAAGGATATCCATCTGAATTTTTATCTTGCCATACACCATCAATTCTACATTCTTCTGCATTTTTATGAGTTGTTGATGAATCACGATATGAATAACCATGTATATCGTGTTTTAAATTTGTTGTTTTTCCAATAACTATATCATTTTCTTTAACTTTTGCATGAAGAATTGGTATACCATTTTCACCTATAGCTTCATAAGATGAAGCTTTATATCCCTTTGTGTTATGTCTATTAGGTTTCATAAATTTTTCTTCTTTTCCTGATGCTATATTTCTATGTTCTTCATCTTTATAAATCGTGTAATATAAAGATCTGAATAATCCTCTATTCAATGCACTTTTATTTAGAATAACAGAATCTTCTTGATTATACCCTGAATAAACACCAATTGCAACAATTGCATTATAACCAAATGGCATTTCATGGACTTTCATTACATTCATCATTCTTGTTTCTACGAATGGTCTCATAGGTGAACATAAAACATAACCATTTTTATCTAATCTTTTTGAATAATTTTTTGCATACAATCCCATTGCTTGTTTTCCCATAGCTGATTGATAAGTATTTCTTGGAGATTGATTATGATCTGACATTGGAATTGTCGAAGCCATATGACCTAACATTAATGTAGGATGTATTTCACAATGTGTATGAAAATCTGAAATTTCATTGGGAAACATTGCTATACGAATTGTATCTGACTGCGAAGAATCTACGTATTCAATATTTGTTTTAATCCATTCATTCCAATCATCTTTTTTTAATGGAGGATCTATTAATTTTCCATTTGATACACGAAACAATGGTCTTACAACTCTACCACCATCAGTTTCAATTGAAAATTCATTATCTAATACATTCCATACAATATTTGAATGAGGGTGAAGAATAAATGTGCGTTTACATTCTCTTAAGAAATCGTAAAGTTTCTTAGGTTGTTTTGTATAGAAAATGAATACACCATTCAATGATACAGGAATACCTTCATATTTCTTCAAACTTGTAATCCATTCAATATATGGAAGTTTTTTAAGAATTTTTAAAATTCCAATTGATGGAATATGTTGTGAAATAGATGTCATCATAGCTAAAGATTTAACTATACCTACAGAATGACCTTCTGGTGTTTCAACAGGACACATAAACCCAAATGATGTTCCATGTAATTTACGAGGAGCTAAAAGTTTACCGGATTTTTCGACAGGTGTTTGGATTCTTCTTAAATGTGAAACTGTTCCAAGATATGATAATCTGTTTAATACTTGTGAAACACCTACTTTTGTAGCATTTGAAATATTATTTGAAGGTCCTGCTCCTTGAACATTAAAATTACCTGTTGCCAAAGCTTGTTTTAATTTTCCTTCAATTGTAGAAACTTTTAGAATTTTATAAAGATTATTTATATTTAGAATTTCTAAAGGTTTAGGTGTATCTTTTTTCCAAGAATCATTATTAACTTCATGAACAAATTTTCCTCTAACATCTTTACAAACTTTTTGAAATAATTGTCTAAATAAATGAGTTAAAAGTGCACCCGTTGTAACAATTCTTTTATTTGGGTAAGAATCACGATCGTCTAAAGTAATTTTTCCTTGATGAGTTAAGATTAGTCTACGTATCATTGCAGCTATTAAAATAGATTTTCTTCTATCATAAGTTTCTTTATCAGCATTTTCTCCTGAAAATTTAACATGTGGTAAAAGTTCTGATTCAAGTAATTGTCTTGTGTATTCTTTTTTATCTTCAATTGTGGTTGAATATTGTAAATGATTAGAAAGATATTCAATAGCTTCATCTTTTGTGTAAATTTTTATGTCAGAACATTCACGAAAAGATGGAAGTAGACTTTCATAATATTCTTTTTCATTTCCCCATACAAGTTTACATATTTCTTCATCTGATTCCAATCCAATAGCCCTTAAAAGAATTATTAAAGGAATATCTTCTCGAAATCTTGGCATACATGCGTTTAAAGGTAATCCAAATCCATTAAATTTTGTAGATATTCTTATTTCAAGTTTTTTAGGTGGCATTGTAAACGATTCATGTAAAGATTTAAATTCAACTGAATGTGTATATTTTGTTGCTGTTTTTTTTCCTGTGAAAACCATTATACGATTATCTGAAACCTTTTCTTGTGAAAGAATAGTTCTTTCAGATCCATGTATAATAAAATATCCAAAAGGATCATTTGAACATTCACCTATTTCTTCTAATGACATTGGATAATCTTTCATAATACACAACGATGATCCAAGCATAACAGGAATTTTACCCAATGAAATATTTTCAAATACACGAACTTGTTCATCATAATTAGATAAATTTTCTCCATAATAACTTCTTGTAAGAAATCTAACATCTACAAACATTTGTGCAGCATATGTAAAATTACGAATTCTTGCTTCTTGGGGAAACATAGGTTTTACTCTTCCGGTAGCTTCTTGAATTCTTGGTTTCATATAAGTAACATTTTCAAATGATAATTTCAACTCATATTTATATTTTTTAGTTTCTGGATCTTGTTCGTGCCATACTGTTATTGGAGGTGTAGATGTAATAATTAATGGAATTTTATTATTAACAAAATCTTCATAAGATTCAATTTGATGTTCAACTAATTTTTGAGGTCCGTCTTTATAGAAACAACGAATAGCTTCCCAATCCATCGTATAATTTTTAAGACTATTGTTCTTAAATCTATTTCCATACGTTTTTAATAAAGGAAATATGTCCGAAACTAAAAAAATAGTAATTACTAAGGTTGGTAAAGACGAACATAAAACTGAACATAAAACTGAACCTAAACAACATCATAAAGTTGAACATAAAACTGAAAAAAAACCTTTAAAAAGTATTTTGAAAAAAACTGCAAAGATTCGAAATGTTAAAGATCCTGCAAAAGCATCGCCTTTAAAACCAGGTATGAAAAAACATACTTTAAAAATGTTTACTAATAAAGGATTTAAAAAACATGATCGCACATTACGTAAAAAATTAAAAAAAGAAAAATTTAAAGAATATCTACAAAATCCAGAACTAAAACTAAATCCTAAAACACCATCATCACTTGCAAAAAAAATTATTGGAAATGCTATTTCAGCTGGATTTATTTCTTAGTTTTAAACTAAGTTAATATGGCTACTAAATTATGGGGTCCTTTAGGATGGATGACATTGCATTCAATAAGCGTTATTTATCCAGTTGATCCTTCACAAGAAGAAAAACAAATATTACAAAAATTTTTAAAAGAATTTGCAAATAGTATTAGTTGTATACATTGTAAACAACATTTTACAGCATATTTAAACAAATATATTCACACTTATCCCGATTATTTAGATAATAAACGTAATTTGTTTTTATTTGTTGTTAGAGCACATAATGATGTCAATAAAAGATTGGATAAACCAATTCTAAAAAGTGTTAAAGAATGTTTAGAAACATTACAAAATAATACTAAAAATACAAGTCCTGCACAATTTCGTCAACAATATTTTAACTATTTAATAAGAAATTGGTCATATGATGTAACAGCTGATGGATTTATGGGTAAACAATCAGCATCATTAATTAATAGAATTAATACCGAATATTTTAATCCAAGAGAGTGTGATTTTAATTTAGAAATTGAAGAAGGCGAAACATTTATTTTACTGGATAGACATGATATTAAACCATCATTATTTGGTGGTTTTGTAAAAACAAACATTGATGTTGGATTTAAATTTAAAGCGGGAAAACTTCAGTTATTCCGTTAGGATTCCATGGTAAAGAAATATAAGGTTTCATTTCCCATGTATGTTTTTTTATCCACAAAGGTCTTGTATTTTCATAAATTTCATCCGGATATTTCTGGATTTTTTTACATAGTTTTAAAGATTTTGAAGGTAAAATAAAAGATAATTGTTTAGATATTGTAAAATTTAAAGCTTGTTTTTCATATTTAGTTTCATAAAATTCTACAATATCTTGAATTAAAGGTGCATCTGGATAAGGATATACCCAATTCCAATTTGTAGTTTTATTGTTTGTGAAATAATCTAAAGACCAATGAAATGTTTTCCAATAGGCTTCAACTACATTTTCCATATTTAGTGTTCCATCTAAAACGTGAAGACCATATCTTTTTGAAAATGTTTGTGGATCTTTTCCAATAACATTTTTTTCAAATGGTGTTCTACGTTTAGAAAAAAAATCCCATTCAGTTTTAGAAGCTTCCAATAAAAAATTATATCTTCCTTCTTCTTCTAATAAATTGGGTTTTATTTTATCGTAAATTTCTAAAGCGCGTTCATATCCACCTTCACGTAAAGAAAACATTCCTAAATTTGGCATAAAATCATTACCAAAACACATAACGCATAAAATAAGATATTGTTTAATATCAATAGGTAGAATTTTTGCTAATTCTTTACATACTAAAATTGAAAATTCTCCTTCTGAATTTAATTCTTGTGATTCTCTTAAAAGAAACATTTCTTTTGATGCTATTGTATGATGATAAAGTGACAATAAAATCAAATCTGCATCTAAACCATAAATACATATACTATCAACTTTTTCATATTTGCGAATATCATTAAAAATTTTATGTTCTCCTTCACCTGATTTTTGTGTTGGAGAAATTTCAATTTCGGGAAACTTTTGTTTTAATATAATTTCAAGTTGACGCATAAAGGGTGTATCTGGTGAAATTTGATTTCTATCAAATTCTCCAATGTCTTTTTTACACATTCGTCTATATCGTTGTTGTACAATTTTTCCATAAGGAACTAATCCATCAAATGATATAAATACTTTTTTGGATTTACAAGTTTCTAAAACTAATTCAAGTCCTTCAATAACACTTTCTATTGGACTTTCATCTTTTAAATATTTATGAATTAAACAATTAAAATCAATTGCTAATATATCAACGTTAATTTTTTTAATCGATCTAACTATATTAGGATGACTTTTTAAAAGAGAAACATAGTAAAATGGTATACCCATGTTTATGTATATAAAGTTTGGATTATTAAAACTTTTACTTATAACAAATGTGGCATTGGTTATTATTTATTTTATTACTTGGTATTAGTCTTTACGTTTTTTCAAATATTAAAAAAGAAGGATGTTCATCATGTCCGAATAAAAATTTTAATGATTCATTGTAATAAAATGAAAGTTTCACATATTCTTCTTATTTTTTCAATTTTATTGTCAAGTTTAGGAGGTTATGCTGATATCACAGGACAACGTGTGTTTGGATTATCAAGACAACATTATTGGAGTGATGCTACTTATATATGTGTTCTTGCAATAGGTGTACATCTTTTATGGCATAAATAAATAAAATGGGAGGATGTGGATTAGGTGGTCGTAGAAAAACACGTCGTTCATGGAAAGAAAAACATCATTCTGAAGGTATAGGAGAATTACGTAAAGGTGATTTAACATCAAAAGGTTATTCTGTAAAAAAATCAAAAACTGCTAGACAAAATGCATTAAGAAAAGTAGTTAAAACTGAAGGAGCTTTAAGTACCTTTAGAAAATTAAATGCCATTGCTACTTACACAAAAAAAACTTCTAAAGGAAAATCTAAAACTTTTAAAAGAGATAGAAATTGGGTGCGTAAAACTTTTATGAAGTAAGTAATAAAATGTGGAGAGCTTTAGTTGCAGCTTTAGTATTTATTGGTTTTGTTCCTGGTGTTTTAGTTACATTACCATCTAAATCATCGAAAAAATTGACTGTTTTAATTGTACATGCTTTGTTATTTGCGTTTGTGTTACATTTGATAATGAAATCTTTTTATTTTGAATCGTTTGGAAATCATGGTGCAGGTAGATGTCCTCCTGGATATGCTGAATCAGTAGATTCGGGTGGTGAAAGATGTGTTCCTTCACATGGATCAAGATCACATGTCGGATCAACACAACATGAAAAATAAATTTTAAGTTTTTTATCTTTATCAATTCATCAATCTTGTTTAGAAAATTCTTCATTTTCAATAAATTTAAAATTCAAATAAAGTCTTCTTACATTAGTATTTGGACACAATGAACTTGTTAGATAAACTCTGTAATCTTTTACCCCATCACCTATAAGTGTTTTAAGAAATTCTGGATTTCTTACAATTGTATTTACAGAACTTCCCAAATGCTGTTCTTCTTTATGAAAGCTGCATGATTCTTCTAGATCGAGTCCATGTACATATTCAAATAGAAAGAACGATCCTTCATAGTTATTGTTTTTTAAATTCATATGTACAAACCGTGTTAGTGACATAAGATTTACTTTCTTAGCTATCAAAGACAAATAATAACCATTTGTAAGCATATCATTAATAAGTCCTGGCATTTTTTAATTTAATTTAAATATTATTAGTTAAAATCCGTTTTTAAATCTTGAATCTTCTTTTAAAATCTTTTAAAGAAGCTTTTAGAGTTTTTTTATTCCATAATATCCATCTTGATAATGCACCAGGTGTATCAGGACGAGACCAATGTTCACCCATCCCAGAATGTCTTTTCAAATATCTTTTTTTACGTTGTGTATCTTTATGTTTTGTAAAATCTGACATACCATGAGCACCAAATGGTACAATTTTTTCTTTTCCATTGTCTTTTTCGAATACTGCATCCCATTTTTTTTCAGGTTTATGTGAACGACGTAAAGTTTTAAGACGCATTTATATTATTAAAGATAAAATGGAACATTGGTGTACTATTGTAACAAATATGAAAGATGACGAACCTCATAAGTCAAAAGATACTAAAAAGATTTGTGAACATATATTCCGATATTTTTGTAAAACTAAATTTAAACATCCTAAAAAATTTGAAGATAAACATGGTCATGAATATGAATTATTTAAAGAGTCTTTATCTGATTTTCCACAAGATCTTGTAGAAGATATTTTAGCTTATCCCGATTTTTTAGAAAAAACACACGAAGTTTCAAAAAAATATAAATCAAAAACGAATCTATCTAAAGATTAAGTGATTAATAATAAGAATGGGTGATACTATTATCGGGGTCCAATTTGGAATTGCAAATCCGCAAGATATTTTATCCCGCAGTGTAGTTGAAGTTAAAACAGATAAAACTCATCAAAGTGGTGTTCCAATTTCAGGAGGCGTTTTCGATTCAAGATTTGGTGTTACAGAACAAGGTAAAATATGTCCAACGTGTAAACAAACATATTTATTATGTCCAGGACATTTTGGTCATATTAGGTTGGCACGTCCTGTTTATCTTTATCAATTTATCGATGTTCTTCAGAAACTTCTTGGTGTAGTTTGTATGTCTTGTTCAAATCCCTATTTACCTGATTCCGAACTTGAAAGAATAGAAGAAAATACTTCTGGAACTCAAAGATTTAATATAGTTCGTGAAAATACTACAATGTATAAAGAAAGAGATTTAAAAGAACAGTTAGCATGTGGTCACTGTGGTTCTCCTTTAATTAAAAAAGTATCTAAACTTGAAGGATCAATTGCAACTTTACAAGCCACTTCTTATCAAGAAGATGTTGAGCCAATTAGATTACAACCTGAACTTGTTCTAAGGTGTCTTCAAAGAATTACAGATAGACATATTAGTTTACTTGGATTTAATCCTAAATTTTCAAGACCAGATTGGATGATATGTACAGTTCTAGCAGTTCCTCCTTTGACTGTTCGTCCATCTGTAATTATGGATGATAATCAAAGATCTGAAGATGATTTAACACATAAGTTGGTAGATATTGTCGGACAAAATAATGTTTTACGTGATAAAATTGATAAAGGTGAATCGGGTGATATTATTAATAAACATACCGATCTTTTACAATTTCATGTTGCGACATATGTTGATAACGAAATTAAAGGTTTACCACCTGCAGCTCAAAGATCTGGAAGACCTCTTAAAACTTTGAAATCAAGATTAGGTGCAAAAACAGGAAGAGTTCGTGGAAATTTGATGGGTAAACGTGTAGATTTCTCTGCTAGATCTGTTATTACTCCCGACCCTAATATTGAAGTTGATGAATTAGGTGTTCCTGAAGAAATTGCTATGAATTTAACTTTTCCTGAAATTGTTACGATTTATAATCGTGATAGATTAATGTTGAATTTACGAAATGGTCCTTCAAAATATCCAGGTGCTAAAAGTGTAGAATCTAAA